AAAAAAACACCATTTAACCCCGTTATCTGCGTATTTTAGTAAATAAAATACAGCCATATTATTATAAGGAGTTCCTAATGAACAAATATGAACAGCTAATTGAACACATTATCAACGACGAGGAAGGTAAAGCTCGTGCGTTGTTCCACGAAATCGTGGTTGAAAAATCACGAGATATATACGAAAGTCTAATGGACGATGAGTACGCCGAAGAAAGCATGCATGGTTCTTTAGGTGGCGATCAAGTTGAAAGCATGGTAGACGAAATTGCAATGGACGAAACAGACGGAATCGGCGAAGGCGAAGATGACGACATGGACATGGGCGACATGGACATGGGCGATGATGATCATCATGCTGATGTTGGTGGCGAAGAAAATCTAGAGCAAAAAGTTATGGATCTAGAGAGCGAGCTAGAAGCACTAAAGGCTGAATTTGAACAGCTAATGGGCGACGAAGAAGGCGACATGGACGATATGGACATGGGCGACATGGACAGTGAAGAAGGCGAAGAAGAGGAAGAAAACTTCGCAATGATGGAAGCTGAAAAAGAAGACGAAGATGAAGAAGATGAAGAAATGTCAGAATCTGTATACGAATCCAAGCAGCGTCGTCCGCTACAGAAAACCGCAGTAGATCTAATGCGTGAATATGTAGAAAAAATCAGCTCACCTAGCAACACAGAAGGTCAACCAGCAGGTACTAGCGCAGGTGGCGATCATGCAAATGTTAACACCCAGTCAACAGTGGCAGGCAAGAATGATATGGGCGGTACAGCTAAGAACTTAGCTCAAGGTGCAAGCGAAAGCGCACCAGACGGCACAAGTGCTCCAAAGAAAGGCACAACCAAAGACCTACCAGGTGCTGGTAAGTTTGAAAATGTTCCAGGAGCAAAAGCTGGCAATGCATTTGCTAACAAAGCAAAAGCAAAAGCAGGCGAAGGGCAAACTACCGATGGTTCCGTACCTGTTAACAAAACAAGTATTGAACAAGGTGGCAAATAATTAGGGCAATAATATGGCTTTGTACCTAAAAGAAGATCTTACTTTTGACCGGGCGCAGATAGAAGTCTTGTCCGAAGACTCTACGAACGGTCAGGGTAAGAATCTATATATGAAAGGGATATTCATTGAGGGCGGCGTGAAAAATGCCAACCAACGTGTTTATCCTGTTTCTGAAATTGAAAAAGCCGTAACACAGGTCAACGAGCAAATCAAGAGCGGACACAGTGTTCTTGGTGAAGTTGATCACCCTGATGACCTAAAGATTAATTTGGATCGTGTGTCACATATGATTGAAGGTATGTGGATGGACGGTCCTTGTGGTCACGGTAAACTAAAAATTCTACCAACACCAATGGGTAAACTAGTTGAAGCTATGTTAACTAGTGGTGTTAAGCTAGGCGTTAGTAGCCGTGGTTCAGGTGAAGTGAATGAGAGTACAGGACATGTTAGTGGTTTTGATATCATTACCGTTGACATCGTAGCACAGCCTTCGGCTCCGCATGCATATCCCAAAGCAATCTATGAGAGCTTGATGAATATGCGTCATGGACACCGAGTGTTAGATGTGGCTCGTGATGCCACACAAGATCAAAAAGTACAGAAGTACCTGAAAGAAGGCATAACACGCCTAATCAAAGACCTTAAGTTAAAATAGGAGAAACCTGATGTTATTAGATGCTATCAAACCATTGGTAGACAGCGGCATCATAAACGAAGATACTAAGCAAGCAATTAGCGAAGCATGGGAAGCAAAACTTCTTGAAGCTCGCGAAACTGTTCGCGCAGAACTTCGTGAAGAATTCGCTCAAAGATACCAACATGACAAACAAGTTATGGTTGAAGCTCTAGACAAAATGGTAACTGAAAGTCTCCAAAACGAACTCGAAGAGTTCGCAGCAGAGAAACAAGCTCTAGCAGAGGATCGTGCGAAATTTAAAGTTCACATGATGGAAAGCAGTACCAAGTTCAATGATTTCATGGTCGGTAAACTGGCTGAAGAAATTAGAGAACTACGCGAAGATCGCAAGCAATATGAGAATAGTGTAAGCAAGCTAGAATCATTTGTGATCAAGTCACTAGCAGAAGAAATTCAAGAGTTTGAGCAAGACAAGCAGGCAGTGGTTGAGACAAAAGTTCGTCTAATTGCTGGTGCTAAAGACAAGCTTGCTGAACTACAACAGAATTTCATCGCTAGATCTGCAGAACTAGTTAAAGAGTCAATTACCAAGAAACTAGAGTCAGAAATGACTCAACTCAAAGAAGATATCCAACTTGCTCGTGAGAACATGTTTGGCCGTCAGATCTTTGAAGCTTTTGCAAGTGAATTTGCTGTAACTCACTTAAATGAGAACAAAGAAATTCGCAAGCTACAAGCTGTTGTTGCTGCCAAAGAGCAAGCCTTAGCGGAAGCTAAACAAGTTGCTGAACAGGCTGCAATGATTGTTGAATCAAAAGACAAAGAGATTAAGATTATTAAAGAATCAACAGAGCGCAAGGAAATTCTTGCTAATCTATTGAAACCTTTAAACAAGGAGAAAGCTGTAGTCATGAGCGAACTTCTTGAAAGTGTGCAAACTGCTAAGTTGCAGGGCGCATATGAAAAGTATCTACCAGCTGTACTTCACAACTCGGCAAAAGTTGAAAGCAAGCCAAAAACTATGCTCAGCGAAAGTCGTGTAGAAGTAACTGGTGATAAATCTGCTAATACACCTGTAGTTGAAGAAAACATTCACAATGTTTTTGAGATCAAGCGTTTGGCAGGGCTAAAGTAAACCCTAAATAGGAGAAAAGGAATAAAAATGACACAAGCATTACTAGAAAGCCGTTGGGGCGATACTAAAGACGCTCTGTTAGAAGGCTTAAACGGTTCTAAAAGAACCACAATGGGTGTAATCTTAGAAAACACTCGCAAGCACTTGATGGAAGCAGCTACAGCTGGTGCCACAGCCGCTTCAAACGTTGCAACACTGAACCGAGTCATTCTACCAGTGATTCGTCGTGTTATGCCAACAGTTATTGCAAACGAAATCGTTGGTGTTCAGCCAATGACTGGACCTGTTGCACAGATCCACACACTACGTGTTCGTTATGCAGACAACACCACTGATACCGCTAGCCCATATGCTACTGGTACTACAGCTGGTGATGAAGCACTAAGCCCATTCAAGATTGCTGTTGCTTACTCTGGTTTAATTCCAGGTGGTACAGCTACAACTGGTAAGGCAGCTACTACTTCTACTCTAGAAGGCGTACCTGGTAACCGTATCAATGTACAAATCTTGAAGCAAGTTGTAGAAGCTAAGACTCGTAAGTTATCAGCTCGCTGGACTTTTGAAGCTGCACAAGATGCACAAGCCATGCACGGTTTGGACATCGAAGCAGAAATCATGGCTGCTCTTGCACAAGAGATCACAGTTGAGATTGATCAAGAGATCCTAGGTTCTTTACGTAGCCTAGCCGCTACCGAATTCACATTCGACCAAGCTGCTGTTAGCGGTACTGCTACATTCGTTGGTGACGAGCATGCTGCACTAGCTGTTCTAATCAACCGTACAGCAAACCTAATCGCTTCACGTACACGTCGTGGCGCTGGTAACTGGGCAGTTGTAAGTCCAGCAGCTCTAACTGTACTACAGAGCGCAACTACTTCAGCATTTGCTCGTACAACTGAAGGTACCTTTGAAGCTCCTACCAACACCAAGTTTGTTGGTACACTAAACGGCGCAATGCGTATCTATGTTGACAGCTATGCTAGCGATAGCCAAGCAGTTCTAGTTGGTTATAAGGGTTCAAGCGAGGCTGATGCAGCCGCGTTCTACTGCCCATATATCCCTCTAATGAGCTCTGGCGTTGTTCTAGATCCAAGCACATTTGAACCAGTCGTTGGCTTTATGACTCGTTACGGTTATGTTGAGTTAACAAACACAGCATCATCGTTTGGTAACGCAGCTGACTACCTAGGTGAGATTGCTGTTTCTAACCTATCGTTCCAGTAATTTCCACTCGGGATGGGAAACATTAAAGCGCCGTAAGGCGCTTTTTTGTTGGATAAGTAACTATATGCGTAAACTTCTAGTTGCGTTCGGAGACAGTTGGACATTTGGCTCCGAATTAGACAAACCTCAACAAGATGCATGGCCACAATTGGTTGCAAATAAAATAGGAGCCGGACTAGTAAATTTAGGTACTCCGGCCAGTTCCATCGGGCATTTGACAGTTCAGCTTTTTAATTTTTTGGATCAATATCCTAACTACAAAGATTATCAAACAATCTTTATGGTAGGATTGACTGCACAATCAAGGTATCTTAGCTATTCAAATGCATCAGATGAGTTTGTAAACATTACACCAGATGCAGTGTATAGAACAGGTGATATTCGACCCACAGGACAATCACCAGAAGATATAGGACATCTATTAGGAGTAAAAGAATTACATTATAAATTAGTTGATCATAAAAATTATTCAAAGTTTTTAGCAACGCAAGTTGTTTTTCTATTTCAACAATTTACAAACCATAATAATATAGATGCTATTTTTTTTAGTTATTTTGATCAATTGAATTTAGACCAGTATTTTATTGACAAACACACGATTTTACCAGAAACTATAACCAAGTTAATATCTGGTCAAGATTATGCTGTACCTGCTATTAGAGATAATTTTTATTTCAAACACAAGTTATTTCATCCCAATGAACATGGCCATCAAGCAATAGCAGATTTATTATTGGACTTCTATGAGAAAAATTACAGTAATTAACGGTGTAGAAGGTTTTGATATACCTTGTCATCTAGAAATTTTAGGGCACGATGTAAAAGATATCAAAGACACATTCTTTATATCATTGAATGATCATTATGGATTACATACACAAGGATGGGAAGAATTAGTTACAAATGCAGCTCAGAATTACAGTCGCGTGGTTTTTTATGACCTAGTCAATCACGGTGATGAATACATAGACAATTTTTGTAGTTTTATTAAAAATTTTCCTCATTTGAACAAATGGTACTTAACTAATAACTTTAGTAAAAATTTTGCATTAGAAAATGTTAATGTGTTGCGGTGGGACTTTATGTGGAATAGATCTAAACTATATTACACAGATATAGACGAGGAATATGTAAGATCGTTAGATCTAATACTGCATCATTATGCAGGTCACACCAGTTACATTTTAAATGAATTAAATGCTGACAGGCCACGAACAAAAACTTTTTTAAATTTATGTGGTAGAGGTTATGGATATAGACTAGACTTGTATTCTTTTTTACAAGACTATGCTGACCAGGGATACAGCAGTATGCGCTCATTGGGTGTAACGTTTGACGACAATGATACAGCCGGATCGTTTAGACCAATATCTAATAAATTTTACGACGATACATTTCTTAGTGTATATGTTGAAAGTAATTGTGTTCAAACTAATCTTATTCATATTACTGAGAAAACATTTGAACCTTTGTTAAAAGGACATTTTATAATGCCATTCGCTAACCCAGGTACTATAGAAAGATTGCGAAATTTAGGATTTAGTTTTCCTGATTTTATAGACTATTCTTATGATAACATAGAAGATGTGCGCTGGAGATTTGCTGTGTTTAAAAAATGTGTTAAAGATGTATTAAAATTACCATTGAATAAATTATATAAAGATAATTTTGACATAATTCAGCACAATAGAAATCAACTTAACATTTTAGATTACGATAGATCAATATTAACACTTTTCAATGAATAATATATTTAATACTGCGGACATAGCTACAGGTTATCCAATAGTAGGCACAGATACAGAACTATATTGGTTACATGAAGAAAATCAAAACAATGAAACTTTATTGATTACTGTAGGCGACAGTTGGACTTGGGGAGATCATCTTGGCAAGATAAATTGGATTGATATATATGATGATCCAGTAAGATTGCATACTGTGTATGGAAAAAAATTATCTGAAAAACTTAAGGCAGATTGGATATTATTGGCTAGACCGGGATGTAGTAATTATTGGATGTTAGATAAATTAAAGTTATTTGCTAATCAAATAAAACTATTAAAATCTAAATATCGTAGAATAATTATCACTGTGGTGCTTACTGAAGATTTTAGAGAATTTAACTATCATGAAGAATTAGTATACTTTTTACCATATTATTCGTTAATTGCTGATACTAAAGACTTATTTAATTTTTTAAGCAGAGCGGAAAATCTCCTAATTAAAAATTTCCAAGAAGTACTAAATGATATAGAAGTTGAACATTATATTACTAGAGCGTTTACTGATTTTTGGCCAGAAAATAAAAATTTATACAAAGAAATTTTAGATCAAACTTGGTGTGATGTTTTTCAAGACGAAGTAAAGTTTGATCGTTATCATAAAGTTGTTCCATTTATTGGTCAAATGGCCATTGGCGGTATTACAAAATTAATAGATTCTTGTACCTATCAAAAAAACATAATGAAAAACAATTTCATTGAAATTGAAGAAAAAATTACAGCAAGATATAATTTTTTTGATGCGAGCTGGTATAATATTAAAGGTAGTTCATGGCATCCTAATGATATGGGCCATCAAAGATTTGCAGAATATTTGTTTGAAAAAATAAAATTATAATGAAACACTATTACTACGATTATTTAGAATGTAATTTTAAAGATAGTTCACCGTTGATATCTGCATGGGTAGAAAGTAATAAAGTAACCATGTTTGATTTTGACAATTGTATGTTTGATAAAGAATTTGAAAAAACGTTGCCAAATCATTTACAATGGGCAAAAGATACAGCATCATTACTGATTGTTGTAGAAAGTCATCCATTTTTTCCTGATGATGAACTTTACCAACAAAGAAAATCATCAATAGTAAATTGTGCAGATGATTTGAATTTACCTTGTGGTTTTTTTACTTCTGATTACAAATTATGGTTAGATCAAATTGATTCTAAATTTACATTTCACCCAGACTGGTACTTTAGACAAAAAAAATGGGCAAAAGATAACAAATATCTTAATTATGATTTTGCAGTTGAGCGGAAATATAATTTTTCGTGTGGCAATAGATCAAATTATAGAACTGAAAAAATATACAACTACATTGAATGTTATCATAGGCGCAGGGCAGATTGGTTAACAACAATGTATAATAATGAACATTGCCCTTTTAATGTGTTTGATCAATTACACTTACCAGGTCTGAATGCAACACAGCTAGAACTATGGAATAACGAAATTAAGTGCAATCTTCCCTATTATACATATGATTATGATAAATTTGAAACGTATGATAATCCGCATAGCACGTTATTTCCTGTGCATTTAAACTCCTATTGTAATTTAGTCATGGAACATACAATGGAAGTACCTATACTTTCAGAAAAATCATACAAGCCTTTTATAGCAAAACAAATTCCAGTTTATTTGGCTGCTATTCGTGCAGCTGAAGCATTAAAATATTTAGGTTTTGATTTATTCTATGATTTTATAAATCACGACAATTACGATGATTTACAAATAAATGATTGGCGAGTGCCAGAAAATTTTACTATGAGAATTGATCGTGTACATCAGCTGATAGATAAATTATATACCACAAACTTTACAGAATTTTTTCATCTTCCGGAAACACAAGCTAGATTGCAAGCCAATCAAGATTACTTTTATAGTGATGCCATTGATCAATTGTGCATCAAGCATTTTGATAAACTTCTTAATAAATACTAAGTTCGCTCTTAATTGAGAGCTTATGTCGGAAAGCCAACCGCGTATAGCCTAGAACGCTAATTTTTTAAGGAGAAATAAAATGGCAAAACTAAAAATCGCTCACAAGAGCGGCAGTACATTGATTGATCAGCGCATTAGCCCAACAATTGCTAATGTAGGCGGATATTACGGCGGAACTGGCGGTGAGAGCCAAACATTAACTACCACTGGTGTTAAAACTATTGCAGTTGATTACAATACTGCATCTAATGTACAGGTAGCCGATGGTTATATAGTTACGCAAAAAGGTATTCGTAAATTTTTAGCTGCCAATGTAGCTACTGCTTCAGTTAAAACTTCAGTTTATACTACTGTAGTCAGACTAGTAAATGCTGCCACTGACAATAATAGAACTGCTAATCAAGGAACAATTGATTGTTATAGTCCGTCTAACGTAGCATTTAAAGCCAGTCGTATTACCAACAAGTATGTTTACGATTTTTCAACTCCAGTAAACAGATATCGTTATGTACTGTCAGACACTGTAGCTGGAAATGGATTTGCTAATGTAGCTTCAGTCTAACACAAAGTGTTACAATTTAAGCCCGCTTCGGCGGGTTTTTTATTGGTTTTAACAAACCAATTATACGCATAAATACACTAGATAAGGATACGAAAAATGGCTGTAGTAAAAAGTCTAAACGATAGTTACACAATTACAAACAAAGTAACAGCTGGAGCTAATATAACATTAGCAACAGGTACAGTTATCATTGATGGTAACTTGTATGTTCAAGGCACCAGCCAAACAGATCTGAATGTAAAAGATAACATAATTACAGTAAACTATGGAGAAACTGGGCCAGGTGTAACTTTAAATACTGCCGGTTTAAATGTTGACAGAGGCTCATTAGCTAATGTGGCCATATTATGGAACGAATCATTGGGCAAATGGACTTTAACAAATGACGGAACCACTTTTGATCCAATTCAAACTGGTTCTACAACCGCAGTAACATCAGCACAAGTTTACGCATTGGTACTTTGAGGAATAATAATGGCAATTCATAATACAGTTTTAGTAGATTCAGGACAGGCAGCAGCAAATGTGTTGGAAGCAACTGGCATTGGCGGGCAAGCAGTTACCACCATGTATTTTTGTAATACCAACACAGCAGCCACAGCCTTTACACTACATCTTGTTCCTGCAGGTTTTGTAGCGAATGCAAATAACATAATTTATAAAAATAAAGTTATAACTGCAGGTGATACCTATATTGTTGACTGGGAAAAACTAGTTTTAGGCAACGGCGACACACTAAGAGCCAATGCCAATGTTGGTAATTCAATCGTGGCAAGTGTAAGCACTATAGGTGTTTAACAATGGGACGCTATTTAAAAAACACTCAACTTTTAGGCGGTAGTTACGCAGTACAATTACCTCTTGGCAGTAACAGTATTGGCCCAGATCAACCTCAAAACGGGCAAATAAGATTTAACACCAGCAATAATAAAGTAGAATTATTTTTTTCCGGAGTGTGGAATCAAGTTGCCAAAATTGGTTCAGTTAATATTAATGTTGATGAGTTTACCGGCGATGGAGTCCAAACAACATTCACAATGAGCCAAATTGAATCAGACGCTAATGCCGTATTGATTCAAATTGGTGGGGTATATCAACAACCAAATATAAATTACACAGTCAATGGTACAACATCAATTACATTTACGAGCCCGCCACCAGCTCCAGGTGTAAACCCAAACAAAATTGTTGTAGTACACAATCTAAACAGCACTGATGCTGCCTAAGGATCGGCCGTGGCTATTGGCAGAATAAGCGGCGCACTTCTTTTTAGCAAGCTTGACAGACAAGGAGTTGATCTTTCATTTGACACAAATGACAGACCACTCGCCTACATGGATTTTACCAACTTCAGATTTGGTGTTAACACTAATTCTTTAGTTGACACTTTTACTGTTAACGGCACTGCCAATGTTTCCGGAATTACACGAGTATTTGGTAATCTCGTAGCGGCATCTGGAACGCAAGCGTCTGATGTTAACACAGGAGCATTTAATGTAATAGGCGGTGCTGGTATCACAGGAAACTTATATGTTGGTAACATTATAGCAAATAATTTTTCTGGAAATATTACATTCACTGGCGACCCTATTGTTGGAAATATTGGTGTAACCTATGCAGGGGTATTTGGTTCTCTAAACACAGCTAATGCAGTTATTTCTGGTGGTTATATTTCTGGGTTGGCTAACGCTACTATTACAACCGGAAATGCTGCCGTTTGGTATACTACTTCTATAAATGCTACCAACGGAAATATTACAACCTTAATTGTAAATAATTTTAGCACAGCCAATGCAGTCATATCTGGCGGCTATATTTCTAATTTATCTAATGCTTATATAACCACAGCAGACATTAGTAACTTTGGTACAGCCAATGCAGTCATATCCGGCGGCTATATTTCTAACCTTACTAACGCAACTATAACCACTGGCAATACCGTTTCTTGGTATTCGGCAGAATTAAATGCTTCTAATGCCAATATAGCAACGGCCTTCTTATCAAATCTATCTACAAGTAATGTGTTGATTACCGGAGGTTATGTAGAAGGTCTAGCTAACATATCTGCTAACACAGCATTTTTTAGTAATCTTAGCACCGGTAATGTATTAATTAACGGTGGTGTACTATCTAATATAAACCTACAGGCCAACAACTTTAGCACAGCCAATGCACTTGTAACTGGCGGAGACATATCTAATGTAAATGCTCAGATTAATAATTTTAGCACAGCCAATGCACTTGTAACTGGCGGAATACTTTATAATATAAATCTGCAGGCAAATAATTTTAGTACAGCCAATGCCTTGGTGACTGGTGGCAATATATCTAATGTAGATGCTCAAATTGATAATTTTAGTACAGCCAATGCCTTGATCACCGGCGGCGTACTAAACAATGTTAATGTTCAGGCCAACAATTTTAGTACAGCTAATGCAGTAATTACGGGCGGGTATATCTCATCACTGTCAAATATTACTGTGACCGCAGCCAATATTGGTAATATATCAATTAGTAGTAACTCTGTAGCTAGTACCACTGGGAATTTAATTTTAAGTCCATTATTAAGCAACAGCAATGCGGTAGTAGTCATAAATGGTACCAGCGCATTACAATTACCAGCAGGCACAACTGGCCAACAGCCAGCAGCTTATGCCGGTGCAATAAGATGGAATACCAGCACCAATAACATCGAGTATTACACTGGATCCTCGTGGATCAGCTTTTTAAGTCAAATTAATAATCAAACAATTAGTCCAGACGGGTTAACTAGTGCCTTTACACTAGATTATAGTACCACAGCCGAAGGTGTTATTGTCAGCATTAACGGTACTTTACAAGCACCCGGAACGGCCTACACTGTAGCTGGAACAACAATTACTTTTGCAGAAATTCCTTTAGTTACAGATATAATTAGTATTAGATTTATTGCTTCAGGAACAGTAACCGCCGAAAACGCCCAGGAAATAAACGCAGCCAACCTTACACTTACTACCGGTGCTGTGCTTATTGACAGCTTTAACACAGGCGTCTATAGAAGTGCAAAGTATTTGTCTAGCAGTACTTCTAGTACTGGTTCGGAATTTGCAGAATTTGCAGTAACGCATTTTGGTTCAACTGTGGCAGTTAGTAATGTTAACAGAGCAGTAACCGGAACAGCACTAGCCACGATTACAGCAAACATAAGCGGATCACTAGTTAGTGTGTACGCAACATCAAGCTCGCCTGCTGAAATGAGACTTCAAAAAACCTACTTTGTAATCTAATATTTACACTAAAATATATTAACTACAGTTTTGGTAAATACTTAAAATTGGAGACAAGTGATGGCCGTCACTAGGATTAAGAATAACCAGATTACAGATAGTACAATTACCTTTCAAAAAATTGCACCAGGGACGCTTGTTGGTAGCTTATTCAATGCAAATTTAACGCTTAATTCTAATGTTAATATCAATGGTAACTTATCTATAGCGGGCAATACCACTACTATTAACTCAATTGATACTTTAGTTTCGGACAGTTTACTCACCCTAAATGCTGGTTATGTGGGTATACCTTCATATGATGTTGGCATATTGTTCAATCGTGCATTAGGAACTTTAGGTAATTATGGCGGAGTAAATGCAGCTTTGGTGTGGTCAGAATCCGACGGCGCATTTATAGTTGTTCTTACAACAGAAACTGGTACAACAGCAGGAACTATTAATAGAGCGTTCCAGGCCAACATGATTGTTGGCAACTTAACTGTTTCTAATACAGTCACAGCACAAACAGCAACAGTAACCACGCTTAATGTAACTAACACCAATGTAAACGGACTTACTTCAACAGGTAATATTGTAGCGGCATCCGGCACCGTTGCAACAAACTATACTACTGGTGCCATTGTGGTTCCCGGCGGGGGCGGAGTTGGCATCACTGGTGACTTATGGGTACAAGGACCAAGCACATTTGCTGGAAACATTGTAGCTGGTAATATTGTTCTTAGCGGTAACATCAATGTGCCGGTAGGGGGAACATTTAGTAACACTGGTGTATTTTTTGGAAACGCTGGCGGCATTGGTGCGTTATATGCTGGTACATCAACCTACACAGCACTGCCTACAACAGTTTTACAAATGAGTGGAAATGTTGATAGTTACGCACAAGTAAACTTCCAAAATATCAATAGTGGTGCTAGTGCGTCAACAGATTTTGTATTAACAGCCGACAACGGCGACGACAACAATGGTTATGTCAATCTAGGCATTAACTCAAGCACATTCAATGATCCGGCCTTTGCTGGTTATTACCCCAACGACGGTTATCTAATCATGCACGGCCTTGAGCCAAGTACCGGCAATCTAAACATTCATTCACACAATCAGAACTCGGTAATAAAACTTATTGTGGGCGGATTTAGTGATGCCAATATTCGCGCAACTGTGTCCAAGACCGGTTTTAGAGTAAACACCGCAACAGCCAGTGCATCAACTACTTCTGGTGCATTAATAGTAGACGGTGGTGTGGGTATTGGCGGCAACATTCATGCAGCAGCTATTAATGCCACACCCGTTGGTAACACAACACCAAGCACAGGTAATTTTACATCACTGACAGCTACTAACTCGCAATTTACTACTCTGGTAGTTACCAATTTTAGTTCTGGCAATGCAGTTATAAGTGGTGGTTACATCTCTGCACTAACTAATGCTTCTATAATAGACGCAACAGTAACAAATTTAAATAGCACCAACGCAAATGCAACTACACTAGTCGCTACAAATTTTAGCACAGCAAACGCAGTAATCACTGGTGGATCACTGGATGCTATTTCTATTGGTGCAACTACACCAAGCACAGGTAATTTTACCACTGCAAATGCCACTTCCTTTACTGGTTATACCGCAACCATTGCGACTGTAAATAGCACCAATGGTAATATAACAACCGTAAACACCACAACTGTTAATGCAGATACTACTACTTCGGTTAATATAAACACAACCAATGGTAATGTCACAACACTGGTAGCGGCTAACTTTAGCACCGCCAATGCGCAAATCACTGGAGGATACATTGACGGCGCTCCGATTGGTCCTAATACGGCCAGTACCGGTAATTTTACCACTGCAAATGCCAATTCAGTGACAGCATATACTGTGGGAGCAACTACATTAAACAGCACAACTGGTAATGTTACCACTTTATATGCACAAAATTTCAGCACAGCTAACGCAATTATAACTGGTGGCAATATCACCATTGCAACTGGAAACGGAACTGCATATGTCCAGGCCGACCGTTTAGAATCATTTTTTGGACAAATGGGTAATTTATCAGTTGGTAACATCCAAATTACTGCAGGCAATGCCACCCTGTTGAACGGAACAATTAGCAATTTGATTTCGTCTAATGCTACTATCACCGGCGGAAATATTGATGCCACACCAATTGGTTTTAATACACCTTCGACTGGGTCATTTACAACTTTATCGGCCAGCGGTAGTACTACATTCACTGATTCAACTGAAAGCGATAATCCAACTGTTGGCGCAGTGGTTGTTACTGGTGGACTAGGAGTTGGTGCCAATTTGAATGTAGGTGGTAATTTAACCGTATTAGGCAATTTAACTGTAATTGGTAATACCACAACGCTAAACACAGAAAGTTTAAATGTTGAGGATCTCAACATTACCGTAGCTGCAAATGCCACCACTGGCTTACAAGCCGACGGAGCAGGATTAACTGTAGCAGGTGCAAATGCTACTTTGACTTATGTTAATGCTATTGATAGCTGGCAAGTAAACAAGCCTTTTGCAGGTTTTGGAATCACAATGTTTGCTGGTAATTTTACAAGTGCAAACATAACAACTTTAACTTCACCAACTGTTGATGCCACTACTGCCACAATAGCCACTCTAAATAGTACCTTGGCTAATATTACTACTGGTAATATCAATACGATAAATTCAGCCAATGGCAATATTACAACATTAGTTGCAACTAACTTTAGTACAGCAAATGCAGTAATCACTGGTGGATCACTGGATGCTATTTCTATTGGTGCAACTACACCAAGCACTGGTAATTTTACCACTGCAAATGCCACTTCTTTTACTGGTTACAGTGCTACTATTGCAACAATTAACACTACTACTGGAAATGTAACAAATTTAAATAGCGCAACAATTGATGCTGGTACAACTACCGCGGTAAATTTAAACACTACCAATGGTAATGCTACCACATTGATAGCAACTAACTTTAGTACAGCAAATGCAGTAATCACTGGTGGATCACTGGATGCTATTTCTATTGGTGCAACTACACCAAGCACAGGCAATTTTACCACTGCAAATGCCACAACAGTAACCGCGTATACTGTCACAGGCACAACTGTAAACACCACGAATGGTAACACAACCACTTTAGTAGCTACTAATTTTAGTACAGCAAATGCACAGATCACTGGCGGGTTCGCAGATAATTTCCCAATTGGCGCAAACACAGCCAGCACTGGTAACTTTACAAGCCTAGATGTTAGCAACACAATAAAAACAGCGACTCTGAATGCAACATCCAATGTTTATCTAAGTCCGCAAACTGGCCCAGCCACAGTAACAATCAATCCATTAAATGGCGGCACAGTAGATTCTGTTGCTATTGGTTCGGTTAATGCTGCGAATGTATATGCAAGTAATTTTAGAGCTGCTACCAGTTTGAATGTGGCACCAACTGGGCCAGTTTGGATCCGTGGCGGAACGGGCACAAGCGGAATCAATAATATTCCAATTGGCGCAGTTACTCCAAGTTCAGGTGTGTTTACTACACTAGATGGTCAAACCTTAACAGGAACTACTGTTAATGCAACCAATGGAAATGTAACCACACTTGTAACTACAAACTTTAGTAGTGGCAATGCGGTTATAAGTGGCGGATACGTAAGTGCTTTGTCAAATGCCTACATCACACTAAGCCAAATCACAAACTTTAGCACAGGTAATGCTAGAATTACAGGCGGGTTCGCAGATAATTTCCCAATTGGCGCAAACACAGCAGCAACAGGTGCATTTACTACACTAACCGCCGCTTCGTTAAATGGCACAATTATTGGTAATGCAACACCAGCTGCTGGTACATTTACAGAATTAGTGGCAACGGCCAACTTACGACTAGCCACCGGAAACATTGTAATAAGTTCAGGTAACACTACAGTTTATACTGCGGCCGCAGGCGTTGCAAATACAACCGGGGCACTTGTAATTACAGGCACAGGTGGCGCAGCGATTAACGGTAATATGTATGTGGGCCAAGGTGTTGTTATCAATGGAAATAAATCCACGCACGACACAATCATTCGAGGCGTAAGTGAAAATAGTTTGGTTTTTGTTGTTGCAGATTCTGTCTATGATCAAGTCAGTATTGGTGGAAACATAACAACAGCCAACATCACTCAAGGTGCAAAATTAGTTGTTAACAGCACTGATGCAATGTTGGTACCAGTAGGATCATCAGCACAAAGACCAGGTTCAGTTGGTTTTACAGATGTAGATGGTATGTTGAGATTTAACAATACTACCAATGCATTGGAATTCTATGGCGACGGGCAATGGAATACCACAGGTAGCACATTTACTACAATTTTAAGCAGAACATTCTCTAATTCCAGCGGTGACCTCAATGGTAATGTTGATGGAATAAACACACAATTTACATTGGCATCAAATTCAACCACTGCTGGTACATTGGTATCTATCAGTGGTGTTTTGCAAGTGCCAACCACTGCTTATACAGTTAGTGGAAATGTGGTTGTTTTCACTGAAGCACCGGCCATTGGTGATATAATTGATACAAGGATAATAACCACTACCCAAACAGTAACAGGAATATCATCATTAAGCGGATTTAATCAATTTGTAACTGACGACACAGCTTTAAGATTCTATACAGGCAATATAAGTTTAGGAACTGTAGAAAACTGGAGAATGGACACCCACGGCGACTTTTATCCTGTTACAACCAGTAACATTGGAACTCCTACAAATCGAGTTGATTACTTCTTTGGAAGTAATATAAATCTTAGCGGTGGATCTATTACAGGTGCAACAGTCAGTAGTGGTAGTCTTGATGATACTGTAATTGGTGCTAATGTTGCTAGATTAGGTTCATTTACTAGTTTGTTTGCAAACGGCACCTTCACAACCAACGCAGAACATGTCACTGATGACATACGAGGAAAGTATGTGGCTCCTGGTGGCACAGATGCTGTGTACGGATTTGCAACAGCTACATACAGAAGTGGTAAGTTTTTTGTACAGTTGAGTGATGAAAGTGGTGGAGAATATCAAGCAGCCGAAGTTATTGCTGTACAAAATGGAACCACAATGAGTATTGAAGTATACGGGGTAACGTTTACTGGTGCAGCTAACCTTGCAACTTTCTCAAGTAATATATCTGCTGGTACTGCATATTTAAATGCTAGCAGTGCTGGAGCAAATTTAAAAATTAAAGTTACACCAACATTGATGAAGATATAAAGTCATAAGGGAGATATGGAACTATGGCAAGTAAAAATTTTGTAGTACACAACGGTTTAGAGGTAGGACCAGTAAAAATTTTTGCTGGAAACGGCGAAATTTTGACCAGTGGTAATATCACCAGTACCTCTACTACCGCTATTACTACTTCGTACATACAAAAAATTGGTTTACAGTTTCCTGCAGCATTGGCGTCGCCTGCATGGTACAAAGTTGGAACATTTAGTGTAAACTCTGGTTTGGGCGCTGGTGAAACAGTTGAGTTCACTGTAGTAGCAGGTCAAGGTTATGCAGCTGAGTCTTTGGTGAAAGATGTAGTTGAAATACGTTTTTTGAATGGTGGGTCTACAAACATTGAAGCCAATTACTACAGTCTTGGATATAGAGAAGGTGTACAAGGTGTCAAAGTTCTTAGCACAAGTGGATTAGGAACCGGCACAAATTGGGATGTTTATTTCTTATTGGGATCCGACCTAGGTAAAGGATATGTTGAATTAAAGCTTAGTCCTGATGCCAAATTTACATGGATTAACACAACGGATTCGGATCCTGGTGCAGCAGCAGCCAATCTTGTAGTCGCCACAAACAAATTTGTCACAGCCAGTTCCAACGTAGTAGTCAAATCCGGCGATTTATATGTTGGCGGCAACATTTATCAACAAGGTAGTCAAGTCAGTACCACATCAGGATCTGGCTTGTTAACCAAAGTAGTGCAAGGTAACGACACAGTTGGGCCTTTTAATTTAGGTAATACACCAGCAGACAAAGATCAAGTGGCAGTTTGGTGGAATGGTATATATCAACCAAAAGACACTTATTCTATTGCAGGGACAAATATCACATTTACTGAAGCTCTACCATTAGGTAGCAATGCAGAAGTAAAAATACTAGCAGGTAGCGGAATAAGTGCATTGGGTTCGTTAGCGGACATAGACTTTACTAGTTCTCCTGCCGACGGTCAATTTTTACAGTACAACTCAACACTAGGAAAATGGCGTGCTAATTCATCAACTTCTATTACAGTTGTACAAAACACAGCACTGGTTTATGCAGTAGCACTAGGCGGATTTTAATTATATAAGGATATTGAATATATGGCAAAGAAAACTTATACCCAAGGATACATTTTTACAACAGGAAGTTCTGGTAGCACACAAGTTACACTTCCAGACCGAGCTGCACCTGAACAAATATTGTTAATTATTCATGTGCCTAGTAAAACCACTTTGTACAATTTTAACGACACAACATTTAACAGTGTAACATTTACAAATGTACAACGCAGCATAAATGTACAAGGAAATGTACAAAACGGTAATACAGCAATTAAATTTACCACCGGTCAGTTTAATAGTTTGAATTACAACAGTACCGGCGTACAGCAAGGTTGGCGCATAAGCGGTAATGGAATGCCTACTAATGGTGCCACTGTTGATTATACAAACGGAACAGATATAATTTATCTTGATGTTCCAGCTACAGTAACAGAAACTAATACAGCACTTGCATTCTCAGACAGAAATTATCAAACAAGAATTGGAAATATTCCTATTGACACCAGTGCCTACGCTAGCACTGACAAATTATTAATTATTACCGACAGCGAACCGGCACCGTTGATTTCTTTCCGAGATTTCTTAATTGACCCAGTGGGCAAATTGCGGGTTAGTCAACCGCAGTCATTGATTGACACAGACTTTGAATACGGTCCGCAACCTACCAAGTGGCAGACCATGAAGTTTATTAACAATTACTTTGCCAGTTATGGTCGTAATACTGATGCTGCCCTTGCACAAACAGCAAACATAAGTGCAATTACTGGAAATGGAACAGCTACAGTTTCTGTAACTACTTCGGCTGCACACGGTCTAACTGAAGGGCAACCTATTACAGTTGTGGGTACCACCGACGAACAGGCCAATGGAGAATTTTTAGTATCTAACATAAACGCAACTACTTTTAGATATGTGGGCACAGGAACAGTGAGTTCTGGTAGTATTTTCCAAAACGGTGTGGCAATTTATCCAGGTGCTTTCTTCACTGGAGCCAATATTGCGTTTACTGCGCTAAAGACTTTTGGTAATACTACAGTACAAGCTATTACACAAACCAATCATGGATTAAAAATCAACAATACAATTTCCGTAGTTAATTTTTCATGGGCCAATGTCACCGGACCGCAAGTGATTGCCACAGTGGGCAATGGTAGAGCATTCACCTACGAAACTAACAGTATTGGTGGATCAACCTCTTTTGCAGGAACAGCAGGTAACATTTATGTTAGACCACAAGGTATAGCTTTTGCACAACCGTTTGATGGTGGTATCACAATGACCACCAATGACACACAGCCCAATAGTAGAATTATAAGACAAAGTCGTAAATATTTCCGTTATCAGTCCGGCAAGGGCGTACAAGTGTCATTTGCTGTTGCGTTTAACAACCCTGCGCAGGCAATTAGTAATATTCAAAATCGTGCCGGAGTATACGATGATCAAAACGGTGCGTTCTGGGAATGGGATGGTAGCACATTATGGGCAGTAAGAAGGTCTAGTACAAGACAAATCACTGGAACTATAACAGTAACCAATGGTAGCGCAAATTTTGCAGGTTCAGGAACACAATTTACAACAGAATTAGCAGTGGGTGATTTTATTGTAGTGAAAGGCAACAGTTATAAAGTAATTCAAATCATTGGCAATACAAGTATAGATGTGGCTCCTACTTATAGAGCAGATAATTCAGTGACAACTTTGGCAGGGGTTAAAGTAAGTAAAACAGTTGATGCTAGAATCCCGCAATCAGGGTTCAACATAGATAAAGCCGATGGCACTGGACAAACAGGTTTTAATTTAGACATCAACAAGATACTTATGTACTACATTGATTATGCCTGGTACGGTGCTGGTACAATCAGATTTGGCGTAAAAGATCAAGATGGTGAGATTACTTATCTACATAATTTTGTTCATGGTAACAACAAAGTTGAAGCCTACTTTAGATCTGGTAACTTGCCAGTAAGATACGAAGTGTTGAATGGCGAAACTGCACCAAGTGCAGCACCCACTTTGTTCCACTGGGGTACTAGTATGATCATGGATGGCATGTTTAACGAAGACCGTGGATATACATTTAGTGCTACCGGACAATTAAACACCATCAATCAGTTTAGTCCGTATACAATTTTGAATGTTAGATTAGCGCCTACTGCTGATAACGGTATTCCAGGTGGATTTGGTGTAAGAGACTTGTGTAACCACATGCAGTTGTGGCCGTTAAGTTGCGACGTGTCGGCCACTGATGCTTGTCAAATTCAAATTGTCCTCAATGGTCAATTGGGCAGTCCAGCTCCAACCTGGGTCAATGTTGGCGGTAACAGTTTAGCACAGTACGACGACTCTGCAACACTTACCACGGGCGGTGAAGTAGTGTGGCAAGGTATTGTTGGTGCTCCGGCTCCTAGACAAAACGCTGTAAACTATTCGGGTGTGACAACCACTGGCGGATTCAATTTCCAAACTATTACTTACGACTTGTCTAAGATCAAAGAGTTGAACAACAGTTTGTTGGGAGGATTTAATACCTTCCCGGACGGACCAGACACATTGTCAGTTGTTGTAACTCCGCTTAATAACAATGTCAGAGTACAAGCTAGAGCAGTATTGCGTTGGCAAGAAAACCAAGCATAATAAAGGAAAATAAAAATGGCATTACAAAGAATTGATACAGCATTTGGACCAAACCCGGTTAGGTTTAACGGTAACATTCAGCCTCAGGCCAATGCCAATGTATTCTTGGGAAATACCAGTTTTCAATTTGCCACGATTTATGCATCTACCTTTAGTGGAACAGCTACAAACTCTAATCTAGCTATCAACCTGAACGGCGGATTTGTTCAAGGCACACGAGGAGCATTTAGTTCAAATTTAGTAGCAGAAGCCACTACGGTCAGCAGTAATGTGGCCACAGGCGCAATTGTTAGTAGAGGTGGTATTGGGGTCGCTGGTGTAGGTTATTTTGGCGGAAACATTGTAGCTGCTAGTAGTACCACAAGCACTTCAACTACGACCGGTGCATTGGTAGTTGTGGGCGGAGTAGGAGTAGGCGGAAATATTTATACCGGTGGTGGTGTGTTCTGGGCTAATGGAACATCTTTCTCCAGCCCACCAGGCGGAACAAATGGTCAACTACAGTTTAACAATAGTAATGTGTTTGGTGGTGCAAACATTATTTTTAACAATGCAAATGGTAATTTGGTTATAACTTCGACTACAACATCTTCTTCAACTACTACAGGTGCATTGGTAGTGTCGGGTGGTATTGGAGTGGCCGGGGCGGCATTTATTGGTGGTATCGTTGACATAGTAAACAATACACAGGCCATTTCCACAACCACTGGTGCATTACAAGTTGATGGCGGTGCAAGTTTTGGTGGTAACTTGTTTATCGGAGGAAGTGCCGGTAACGCAATTACAGTGACCGGAAATATTATACCAAGTGCTAACCTGGCCGCAACAAACAATTTAGGATCCGACACACGCTGGTGGAACAATTTTTATGGTGTGTCTACACAAGCCAGATACGCTGACTTGGCAGAAAATTACCAAGCGGATGCTGCTTACGAACCTGGTACTGTGTTAGAGTTTGGTGGCGATTTTGAATTGACTTTAGCACAAGATGGGACTAGACGAGTAGCAGGAGTAGTGTCTACCAATCCTGCGCATCTAATGAATACAGGATTGCGAGGAGAAAATGTAGTACCAGTTGCTCTTCAAGGCCGAACTCCGTGTAAAGTACGGGGCAAAATTCAAAAAGGTGACATGCTAGTGAGTGCCGGCAGCGGCTTTGCCCGACCAGATCACAATCCTCAAATTGGGGCAGTAATTGGAAAAGCTTTAGCGGATTTTGACGGATTAGAAGGTGTTATTGAAGTAGTAGTAGGAAGATTGTAATTTTTACAAACATTTCATACAAAAAGGGTCTAAATGACCCTTTTGTTTTTTCCATAAATACAAAAACTATTTGGATTCGCGATGGCATTAACCAGAACTAGATTTATACAATCTGACACTACAAAAGCAAAACTACAAGATCCTATCACTATTTTAAATAGTGATTCTACTGTAGCCAATGTTGATGTTGGGTTCCTTGTTAATAGAAATTTAGGGGTCAAGTCCAATGTAGCTCTTGTTTGGAGTGAAAGCGGTAATACGTTTGTTGTAGCATTTACAGACGACACTGGTGTTACAAACAGCAATTTAATAGTGTCAGGCTACGCAAATGTCACAGCAGGTACAATTACAGTTACATCATTAAAAACAGATAATTTTTTATATTCAAATGGTAATCCGTTTAGTGCTCCTGCAGCCAGCTATGCTTCAACATTTGTTGCAGACAATTTAAGCAGCGGCAATGCGGTGTTTGCTACTGCAAGAATTACCGGCAACCTCCAGGTCGAAGGCAATATTTTTACAATTGGTCAACAGAATTTATCCATTAGCGATGCAGTGATTGATTTGCACACACAAGCCAATTTGGTTCCGTGGACTTTCAACGATGGCAAAGACATTGGCTTGAAATTTCATTATTATGATTATCAGGATGAACACGCATTCTTAGGTTGGGTGAATAGTAGCGGCTATTTAGAATGGTATGATTCGGGTAGAGAAGTTGGTAATGTGTTCACTGGCAACACCTATGGTACAATAAAATCTGGCGGACTTGTTCTAGCAAACACAACTGTAAGCTCAAATAACACAACAGGTGCACTAACAGTATCGGGTGGCGCAGGCATAGCCGGTAGACTAAATGTGGGCGGAAATATTGTTGCAAACTCAGGCGCAGCCAGTTCGAGTACGACAACAGGTGCTTTAATAGTAAGAGGTGGTGCTGGTGTAAGTGGTGATACTTATATAGGTGGCGCATTGACAGCTGGCAGCTTGCAAAACACAGCAATTGGTACAGTGACACCTAACTCAGGATTTTTTAACGATCTTAATAATACTTTAACTCTAAAAAGCGGCGGCAATATTGTAGCTTATTCTGGAACAGCAAGTACAGACACTGTGAGTGGTGCATTGGTTGTTGTAGGCGGTGCAGGTATAAGCGGCGCAGTTAATACAGGATCAACTATTAGGGCATCAGGAAATATAGTTGCTGCATCTGGTACAGCCAGTAGCAATACCAGTACCGGAGCACTAGTAGTAGTTGGCGGCGCTGGTGTAAGTGGCAACATATATTCAGGTTCACTTTACACATCTGGCCTGTATTGGGCTAATAATAATCAATCTATTACAGGACCCGCTACTGGCACAAACGGATCTTTACAGTTTAACAATTCTGGTGTGGCAGGAGGAACAAATGCAATATATGATAGTGTAACCGGAAATATAGTTTTCACTGATGCCACAAATTCAACCAGCACAACGACAGGTGCTTTAGTTCTGTCAGGCGGCCTAGGTGTTGCAGGCAATGTATTTGCCAGTGGACTCAATGGCACTATTTACGGGACATTGTTCATTGGAACTACAGGTGTAAACTACAATCGTTCTAGTGCAGCACAAACTTTGACCGGGATAGCCATAGATGGCACAGCAGGAACTGCTACTAACGCTATTAATACACAAGTTACCTCAAACATATCCTCAGGAACAGCTTATGTAACTTTTGTAAGTGCCACTTCTGGTAATGCGGCACAAAACATAAACACTGCATTAACATACAATCCTAATTCTGGAAATTTACGAGCTTACGGTGTATTGACAGACACTGGAATATATTGGGCTGGAAACGGAGCAGCATTTAGCAGCGCACCAGGCGGAACAACAGGTCAGCTGCAATACAACAATAGCAATCAATTTACCGGCGCAAATATTGTTTTTAATAATGCCAATGGCAATTTAGTGATTACATCAACAACCACATCAACTTCGACCACAACAGGTGCTTTGGTTGTAAACGGTGGAGTTGGTATAGCCGGTGTTGGTATAATTGGAGGTAATATAGTTGCAGCAGCTACAACTACAAGTACAAGCACAACAACAGGTGCTATAGTAAGTAGAGGTGGTGTTGGTATCAGTGGTGCATTATTTAATGGTGGCGTACATGAAAGCACTGGTAACATTGTTGCAGCAGCTACCACTACCAGTACATCAACAACAACTGGTGCATTGGTAGTTCGTGGCGGAGCTGGTATAGCCGGAACTATAACATCCACTGCTATCAATATGGATAATGGATTGGCTGATGGTGCCGGTATTAAATTCCAGTCATCGGGTTTTGTAGAATACGAAATTGATAATTCCTCGGGTGCGTTTAGAATTTTTCAACCTGGAGTACTAAGATTTACAGTTGATAGATCAGGCAATGTTGGAGTCGCCAATACTGCTCCTCTTTCAAATTTATCTGTAACCGGAACAACATGGACTAGCGGAAACATTAATACCGGTGGCTGGATTATACCTACTAGTAATGTTTCTCAAAATTTAGGTAGTACGACAGCCTGGTGGAATGTAATTTATGGCGTGTCGCAACAAGCAAGATATGCTGACTTGGCAGAAAATTACACCGCCGATCAAGATTATGCTCCGGGTACTGTGGTTGTATTTGGTGGCGAAAAAGAAGTTACAACTACTACAGTTACGCATGACACTAGAGTGGCCGGAGTAATTTCTACCAATCCGGGATATTTGATGAATGCAGCCAGTGAAGGACTGCCAGTAGCATTTACAGGTCGTGTACCATGCCAAGTTCGAGGACCTGTTAACAAAGGCACAGTTTTAGTCACAAGCAACACACCAGGTGTGGCCGAGGCTATTAATTTCAGCATGTTTAGGCCAGGTTGTGTTCTAGGTAAAAGTTTAGAAGATATTACAAACAACGATATTAAAACTATCGAAGTGGTTGTTGGGAGATTTTAATGACAGTATTACAAAAGTTGTATCGTAAAGATATCGAACAAGAACCTGTAAATTTAGTAGGATTATACATTGAAGACCAGTGGCGCTACCAAACTGAAGATATTGCTATCCCACAATTTCCAACTTTATCAGACCACGCTGTTGTGGTCGGCAACGGCGTTACTGCCAATCAATTTGATTTAACTATTTTTCTTCCATATAGAGAAACTACGCCTTGGGGTGCTGCAACGCCGTGGATTTCAAAAAGACAAAGGAGAAATTTTTTCACTTACGGTTGTAATGCAATTTATAGGAATTTTAGATTAGATTTTGTCAGCTGCGTCGGAGATGGAGTTATAAAAGAAATAGCTGAGACGACAAAAGACAACACAGGCGTAGTATTTTATGCTAATTCAAAATTTTTAGAACTATATCCAGATAAGTTTAGCTTTCTGCCACAAAATCCAAATTTTAATGCCGGGGCAATGTCTGCTTATATGGCAGCGTTTGATGGCCATAAAAGAATTTTTATGTTAGGATTTGATGGTATAGACACTCCTAACAATACTTATAATATGTTTGCCGGAACAAACAACTACCCGCCATTGGATTATTTAATGACTGAAGATTATTGGGTAGTATGTTTAAAAAATATTATGGAAACTTATTCTGATACTGAATTTATTAGAGTTTGCCCGACAAAAAAATTTAGGACACCCGAAGCATGGAAAAACTGTTTGAACTTTAAGCAAATTGATTTTAGACAATTTGTGTCAGCGGCTGACATATAACAGTTTCCACTGTTGAAATTTTATCAATTATACTGCGAAAACTAAATGTTCTCCACACACCTGGATGCAATGGTTTAGGGTGATCGCTTATGGCAGTCCAAGCATAACCACGGTGTTCGTCGTTTAATTCAGGAACAAACTCATTCTCAACTACGAGTAAATAGGTATGATATTCAAAGTTTGTGTTATCAGCAGTAAATTTTTCAAGAGGTATTATTTTTTCAAGAACAATTGAGCCTATCTCTTCAACAATTTCTCTGCGTAATGCTTCTACAGGACTTTCGTTTACTTCAACGCCGCCTCCAACTAGACCCCATGAACCTGCATGGCGTTTTTGATTCCTAAGTAAAAAAAGATATCTCTTCGTTACTCTACTATAAATTAAAGCACCACATCCTATATGATTAGACTCCACTCACCACCTCGATAAACACCTTCAACTGCTTTGACCCATTCCTCTCCGGTCCATCTGTATTGTATACCTGTTAATGTATTTGTTACATATTCTGTGTTCGGTTCACTGCCACTGTCAAATACCACTTGCCATTGTGAGCCATTGAATTCAATTATATCATTTGCGTATGCTACTAAATCGTCCCAAACAACGCTTCCTTCCATGTTTCCAACGTTGCCAATGTTATCTGTGAGCAAATATCGTGTACCTGCTGCCGGGGAAAGCAAATTGCTATCCACTTTAATTTTTTGCGGATTTATAATGGCATTAACAGGAAGAAGCGTGTTAACAGGTTGTGTATCCTCAAATGGATCAAAAAGTAAAATGTAAGGATCTGTTGGATGGTATGCAATTGTGCCAATAAGCTCTGTTCCTGTGGGCAATGCCAATCTTACTTCAGTAGTACCGGTAATCAAAGTGCCATAAATTTCTATAACTGACTTCCAGGTAGTTGGCGGTGTTACGCTAATTATGTTATCGTTACCGTCGACTACTTCTTGTGGTTTCAACAATTGCAATTGATTTCCAGAATAGAATAATCCATAGTCCAACGGAGTTACATATCTACGTGACACAAGATTAGTTAAAATAGTTGATTCGTTAAACGCTCCCTGCTCATCATAAATGCTACCAATAAATTTTTGAATTACCCCTAGACGTTTTACCTTAGCTGGAGCACTAATCCAAATTGGCATAGTAAAAGTTAGTGTAGCTATATCAATTGATTCTTCTGCATTAGTCGGTACTATGCGCGAAGACCACAAAACATTAGTTAATTGTACATAACTCAAACTTGTCCAATCAATGTAGTTATCAGTGCTTTGAATTTCAAATGAAGGATTGAATAATACGGCTAGTTGTTCAATCAACTGCATTTTTTGTTCAGTGTTGCTAGTCCAAATATCTAATTTTACTTCAAGATTATAAGGAACAGGCATTAATCTTTCAATGGTATAAGTATCGCCTTGTTGATTAGAATACAAGCCTGTTTCGGGATCATATTGCCGTTCACGTAACTGCATCTTACTTACAAAGTAAGGTTCTTGTACTCTGGTTTGGTCATATGAAAATTGGCTGATATAGGCGCTCATTGCAGGCACTGCGTTCATTATGTTTTCACTGTTTTGTCTTAGTATAGTTGCACCTTGCCTACTAGGGTCTCCATAATAAACAGGCACTCGCTGTAATGCACGAACACCATCACGATCTTTACCAAATTCTACTTCAAAATTACTTACGATTCTTATAAATTGAACTAAAAATCGTCTTATCTGTCCATCATAAAAAAATTGTTGAGCCATTAATTATCTGCCTTAGGTTTTAAAGCCTGACTTAAACTTTGTCTTACTGTGACATTACCACTGTTGTTAATAAATGTGTCTGTGTTGTTTACAAAGCTGCTACGCAATGTGGTGTTGTTTGGTCCGGGTGTTAACGTTGTTCTAACGTTATCTTCAATTTTGACCCACCGACGACCATCCCATCTAAATAACCTATTAGGCAAGTAATCAGTTCTTAATGCATAATCGCCTACAAGTGGATTAGTGGGAAATGCTATCCCTGAATATACTGGTAGCCCGTTTGGTGCTCCACCTGTACCAGTTAAGTAACCATGTATAGTAGCATCTGGTGATGCTATCCCTGCATCAGTGTTGATAATATTACCATCTGCAGTACTGGTATCATTATCAGCTGTTACGCCACTAGGATCTCCAGGACCGCCACCGGGTTCAGTACTTTTTATGTAAAGTGTGCTTATGTCATAACCGCTATATGGAACATTTGTTTCGGCTTCACGTAAAATTGCATCATTGATTTCAATGTACTTGCCAATAATACTAGATACTGATCCTAAAGTTACATTTCCAGTATTGCCTGTGATAGGATCAATATCAAGTTTGATTTGATTGAGAATATCTTTGTATTCTTGACTGTCTGTAAGCGGGTTGATCTTACAGCGCCATAGATGAGGCCACCAAGTGGCCGAGTAACCTTCTGCGGCATTATTACAATCACTAATAACATAATATCTTTTTAGAGCAACAGGTAAACTATCGTCTAGCGGATAATAATCTTTAAGATGCATTAGTTCAATAACATCACCTGGCATTAGTTTGCGCCCTAGAGTGGCAACCATGTCGTTGATATGGAACACCATGAACAGTGTGCCAGTTTGCAAAAACATACCAAACTGACTAAGATCAAATGTTACATCTTGGACCTGATATATACCACGCATGGAATATACATCCGGATCGTATTTTCTGTCTCTGTTTTCTAAAAATAACAAATCTTGAATGTTTAGTGCAGATTGATTTGTATAACTGGGTTTGGCTGCATCTGTATAAAATTTAACTGATGCTCCAGCTGCTACAGCAGCAGTGGTGGTTGCACTCAGCGTAACGGTTGTTGCTGTTTTGGCTGCAACTTTAGTTCCAGTAGGAACGCCTGATGCAGTAACAAACATTCCTAAATCAATGTCTGCAGTGCTAGCAAATGCAAGTGTGGCACCAGGCGCTACTTGAGCGCCACTAGTAGTTTTTGAGAGATTTTGTTCAGTAGTACCAAGATATTTGTGTACTAATATACCAGTGCCGCCCACAGTGAACATTTCGCTAATTCTGCGATCCATATACTTGTAATCGTTGGTGTGAGCTCCGTCTTTCCAAAGTGATAATCTTGGCACAATTTGATCCTGTTATCTAGTATTTAGCGGACACCAAAATTGACACAAATTAGGTTTAGCTATATACTATGTTATGAGTGATTTTAATTCTCTATCAGATTGGCCCGCAATAGATCAGCAAATCAGGCGCAATTTATGGGCCATGCATAATATAGTTAACAAACGACAGCTGGAGAGAATGTATAAAAATTTAGAAGCCAGTGTTGGTCAATTAAGTAAACTGGATGTGGATAGGCGTAGACACGGGCACTCTGTACACTACGACGAGCAGTTAACAAAAGTGCAACAAGAGTTGCAAGATTTGCAAGGTTGGCTAATGTTCGGAACCTTACTTGACGAAAAACCAAAAGAATAGTATAATTATATTTTGTACAACTCAAGGAGTCTGCTATGGCACTTGCACAAAGCATAAAAGCACCCAAAAAAACCGCGCCCAAAAAGCGTGACCCACTATTTGCTGATGAGAAGCACACTGGTAGAGAGCCAGTGTGGGATACAGAGCGAGCCCTTGCAATGACGCAAGAAGAGTTTGATCACCATTTACGCAAGTCCTTTACATATTACAACTATTTTTACAGCGCCAAAGATTTAAAAAAATATGTTGCGGATTGGATGAAGGATCATTACGGCAAAAACGAAGTTAGCCGGTTTATTCGCAGCAGTGACCGGCTATTGCCTATTACAGTTTGCAGTCTTATCAAGGCACACAAGCAGGGCATGCCTTTGCGTGAAAAAGAACTAGGCTATGTCAAAGATCGCATCTATGAAATTATCAACAGTGACATCCCAGACGAACCCGCTACAGAACAAAAAATTGTAGCCCCTGGTGCCGTTAAAACGATCCAAGATCGCCTCAACGAAAAAACCAGCGAGCACCTGGCACACTTTGAAGGCCTGTATGATGAGGTTATTTTAGGTAAAACCGTAGATCCTCGAGCCTACGAGTATCTAGTAACTAATGCAGTTCCGCAAAGCCAAATTAAAAAGTTTGAAGATTTGTTTATGGCTCGCAAAACTGAGCTAGGCGAAGCACTTGGCCGAGCTGATGAACAAATTGCCGAAGCTTACCGTCATTACAAAGCAGCTGATTACAAACGGCATCATGCATTTATACAAAGCATACTGGATGCACTGGATCAATATCGTAATGTAAAGAAAGCTACCAAAAAAGCACGAGTCAAGCGAGCACCCAACAAAGAAAAAGTTGTCAGCAAGCTCAAATACATGAAGGAAGAAAAGACACTGAAGTTAGTTAGTATCAATCCAGTGGACATCATTGGAGCACAAGAACTATGGTGTTACAATACAAAAACTCGTAAGCTTTACAAGTATGTGGCTGACAGTGTCACAGGACCATTAGGCGTTAAAGGCACTTCGCTAACTGGATACAATGAGTCTACAAGTATCGGCAAAACACTTAGAAAGCCAGAAGAAAAGCTCAAAGAGTTTGCTAAGGCAAACAAAGTGCAATTGCGTAAATTTTTAGAAGATATCAAGGCCACAGAAACATTAGGCAACGGGCGGTTAAATTTGGATACTGTTCTTCTTAAAGTGCAATAAATACTTTGTACTTTAGGAACATGGATGTCTAACCCTTTTACTGGCAATGTAGCACCAGATACTACTTATTTTTACGCTAACGGCGTTCTTAAATCTGACAGCCTATACAATCCGGCCACAGGGTCAGGATCCGGGCACATCGAGTTTGATGAAGGCGCAGAATGGCTGGTATCGTTTAATAAAAAGCGAGCCGAAATTACTGATTACATTCGCATGCGTCTAGGCGATGGCATAGTAGATGTAGAGCTTGACAAAGAGCATTATGAAATGGCGATAAATCAAGCATTAATTAAGTATCGTCAGCGAGCTGCTAATAGCCAAGAAGAGAGCTATGCATTTCTGAAGCTTTTTCCAGAAACGCAAGAAATTATTCTTCCTAGTATTGTTATGGATGTTCGTGCAGCATATCGTAGAGGTATTGGATCTGTTTCGGGCACCACAGCCAGCCAATTTGAACCATTCGCATCAGGGTATCTAAACACTTACATGTTGGTAGCAGGTCGAGTAGGCGGACTGCTTAACTATGAATTGTTTGTAGATTATCAAAAACTAGCCATGCGTATGTTTGGTGGTTATTTAAACTTTACATTCAACAAAGTCACCAAAAAACTTACACTGATTCGTAAAATACCATATGTAGGAGTCAATGCTGACCCCAATGGGTTCGAAGATGTGCTGTTGCATCTGTATAACTACAAGCCGGATGCAATGATTTTGAATGACTATCAGGCATTTCCTTGGGTGCAAGAGTATGCATACAGTTTTGCTAAACGCATAGTTGGTGAAGCTAGAGAAAAATTTGCCAGCATTGCTGGACCACAAGGTGGCACACAACTCAACGGTGCTACATTAAAAGGCGAAGCCACAGCTGAAATGGAAAAGCTAGAACAAGAACTTAAAGATTATGTAGACGGATCTATGCCGTTAACCTGGGTCATTGGATAATGAAGATTAAAGATATCATACAAGAAAGTGTGGGCGAACTCAGTGACCGCCAACGCCGAGCAACTAGAGGACTCAACAGATTTACCGACGGCAAAAAATGGAACAGCGATTACACACTATACCGTCTAGGATTGGCACTAGCTGCCACTGATGGCAAAACCATGCCCGAAGTTGATGAAGAATCTTGGCTTGGCAAGTGGAAACTGACAGCGCCTTACAGCCAAGAAGAACAAGAAATGCTCAAATTGGCTTACAAAGCAGTTCATGCCAATCATGAAGACATGAATCACGGAGACTTACGTAGTCAAGAAGGCCCTACAATTAATAAAAGCAGTCCAGTGGCCAAACCTAAAAAGAACAAATACGGCGTTTGACTTTAGCTCACAAATAAATTAAAATGCTCCTTAGGGGGCATTTTTTATGATTATAGGCGTAACAGGGTTTATAGGTTCAGGCAAGGATACTGTAGCAAACTACCTAGTGGCCAAGCACGGCTTTGTTAGAGATAGCTATGCTGGTACGCTTAAAGACGCAGTGGCTCAAGTGTTTGGATGGGATAGAGAACTACTAGAAGGACTTACGCCCGAAGCCAGAGAGTGGCGTGAACAGGTGGATCCGTGGTGGGCTAAAAGATTAAACATGCCCAAGCTGACTCCGCGCTACATGTTGCAACTATGGGGCACAGAAGTTTGTCGCCACGGATTTCACAACGATATTTGGATAGCCAGCCTAGAAAACAGACTGCGCAAAACCACTGAAAACATTGTGATCAGCGATGTGAGATTTCCTAACGAAATCAAAGCTATTAGGGCTCACGGGGGAGTGTGTATCTGGGTCAAACGAGGACCGTTGCCCGAGTGGTATGATTGTGCGCTGAGAGAAAATACAACACACGAAGATAGGCAATGGCTGTTAGAAGATGCAGGTCAACTTATGCCTCAACGCCACCCTAGGGTGCATCACAGTGAATGGGCATGGATAGGACAAACATTCAACTACGAAGTAGAAAACAACGGAACTGTAGAAGAATTATACACAAAAATTAATAATCTGCTACCAATGGACTTTCGCGCCAAGTAGTTTTACTAGAATTAAGCTCTATTCTACAATTTGCGCAAACACTTCTTAAATTTAACCAGTTGTTGTTTTTTAAATTACCATCTATGTAAAAAACAAAGATTTGACTTACATGCTTTGCTTTAAAATTGCAACGCTCACAGGTTAATTTTTTCTTATATCCATTCCTGGTCCAACCAGGTATTTCCTTAGTTCGTTTGCCTTTTCTACTGCAACTGGCGCAGATTTTTCTATAGTATTTTTTACCATTGAGAACATAGTTTACGGCTGCTGGATTTCCATGGCAAATGTTGCATAAAGGTCTTGTCATAGCAATATTTATATGTAAAACCTTGTAAAGGCACCTATTACACACCCAAAATAGTAAGCTTTTAATAAATACTTGCAAATGTTTTGTTAAAGGATAAAAACATGGCACTAGTATCCGCAGGTATTGAAATTACCGTAACCGACGAAAGTCAATATGTTCCTGGCGCAGTAGGAACAGTTCCGCTTATTATTATGGCAACCGCACAGGATAAAACTAATCCTTCAAACGGTTCAGCTACAGACACCACTGCTGCTAGAGCAGGAAAATTACTTACTTATTCTAGCCAACGCGAACTTATTGCGTCTATGGGCTATCCTAGCTTTAAGCAAAGCGCAGCTGGAACACCGTTACACGGTGATGAAAGAAACGAATATGGATTAATGACAGCCTATAGCATTCTAGGAAATGTAAACAGAATTTATGCTATTCGTGCAGATATTGATTTAGACGAATTAGAAGGTACTAGTGTTCGTCCTACTGGTGCTGTAGCCGATGGTACACATTGGCTAGATCTTACAGAAAGTGCCTGGGGTATCAATGAATGGGATGCTATTAACGGACAGTTTGTATTAAAGACTCCTATTCTAGTTACATCAACTGCAAATCAAACATTCGACAGTGGCAGTGGAATTTATGTTCCAAACAGCAGCATTGGCCAAATTGGTAGCTATGCAATAAGTTTTGGAACTGGCAGTAATGCAATATTATTTTACAAAAACAGAAGCAATGCCTGGGCAAGAATTGGCACAGATGCATGGGCAGAAAGCTGGCCAACCCTACGAGGCACAGTAACATTTGCTACGAGCGCTACAACTGCAATTCCAGCTAGCTCACCGGCTGCCGCATTGAGCATTAACGGAACTGTTGTCACAGTTGGTAATACTGGTTCATCAAGAACCATTGCACAGGTAGTCTCGGCTATTAATGCAGCATTTACTGGAGAAGTTACAGCAGCGTATATTGGAAACAAATTAGAAATTTATGCAACTGATGCAGCAGCAAGTAACGGTGTTGATCCTGATGGAAAAATTATCATTTCTAACTCAGCTGGTACCCCAATGGCAAGTTTGGGATTGGGAACATCAGGAGAGGAATACAACAAACCATTATTGACTTTTGGAAATTTTGCCGAAGTTCCAAGCTGGCGCAGTACCGACGACGAACCAAGACCAAGCGGAAGTGTGTTTATGAAATTAGGCGCCGCCGGCAGCGGTGCAGATCTTGCTATTAAGAGATATAGTTCAGCAACCGGTTCGTTTACAACACTAGGAGCACCTTTTTATAATAGAGCAGAAGATGCCTTATATGGACTAGATCCAGCTGGTGGTGGCAACGGCATTGTTGCTGGAACAGTCTGGGTGGCATGGGATCCGTTGCGCGATGACACAGATGGCTTTAAACCATTCCGTCGTCGCGTTACAGGTAAAACTGTTGTTAGTGGTAGCGTGTTGTCTGGTAATCCATTTACACCAACTGAACAAATTAAAGTTGGAGTAACTTCAATCGGAACTGATACAATTACAGAATATACAATTACATTGTTGGGCTCAAGTCCTTCAAGTTTTATATCTGACATTCTAGCAGAAAACATTCCAGAAATTGATGTTTCATTAACAAACGGTGTAATTACATTTACACATCTTTATGGCGGAGATATTTACCTAACTAATGTAACAGGTACACCAACTGCCGATGCTGGTTTTACAAGTGGCACAGCTGGAACAATACTGTACGGAACCACATTGGCTCTAACCAATTGGGAGTCATTGACATACACTTACAGCACAATTGAGCCATCTCAACCTCCATCGGATGGAACTTTATGGTATTACAGCGATCCTGCAACCGTAGACATCATGATTAATGATATTGGCGGTTGGAGAGGATATAGAAGTTCGTACTGGACTGGTAAAACAGATGCAAGAGGTTATGCATTAGCTAATACCGATTCCGAAGGTGTTATAATCAGCGCCAGCGAGCCGGAGTTTCAAAGCGATGGAATGACTGCTCTGGTAGCTGGAGATTTATGGCTTGACAGCGGTGACCTAGAAAACTATCCTGTAATTTATCGTTATGATGGTGCAGAATGGGATCTAATAGACAACACTGATCAAATTAGTCAGAATGGTATTGTGTTTGCAGATGCTCGTTGGGCACCCAACGGTACTACTGATATAATTACCGGATCGTTGCCCTCAGTGACTGATTTGTTAGCAAGCGACTATCTAGATCAAGATGCTCCTGATTATAGACTATACCCGCGTGGTGTGTTGTTGTTTAACACACGACGCAGCGGTTTCAATGTCAAGAGATATGTAAGCAACAAGTTTAATGCTCAAGCATACCCTGAGTTACCTGCAGTACCAGGTGCTAGCAGTTCATTACCAACGGTCAAAGACACATGGCAAACTGCAAGTGGCTTAAAGAATAACGGTAGTCCGTACATGGGTCGTCAGGCACAGAGACAAATGATAGTGGCAGCAATGCAAGGTGCATTGATAGCCAATACCGAAGTGCGTGAAGATCAATATCAATTTAATTTGATCGCTGCACCTGGTTATCCTGAACTCATTGACGAAATGGTTAACCTCAACAATGATCGTGCGCAAACAGCATTTGTTGTGGGCGATACCCCAATGCGCTTGGCAGCAAATGGAGTGGATATTGCAAATTGGAGCAACAACACCAACGGTGATGGTTTGGCAACAGCTAGTCCTTATCTAGGAGTTTACTATCCAAGCGGTCAAACATCAGACTTGCAGGGTAATACAATCACTGTTCCCCCTAGCCACATGGCATTGAGAACAATTATCTTTAACGACAATGTTGCATTCCAATGGTTTGCACCAGCTGGTACACGCCGTGGTCTAGTAGATAATGCTAGCAATATTGGCTATCTAGATTCAATTACTGGAGAATTTGTATTTGATGGTATTCGTCAAGGTTTGAGAGATACATTATACGAAAACAAAATCAATCCAATTACAAGTTTACCTGGAATCGGACTAGTAGTATGGGGACAAAAAACCCGCAATCCGACCGCCAGCAGCTTGGATCGTATCAATGTTGCTCGTTTGGTAAACTATCTGCGAACAATTTTGGCCACAGCAGGCAATGGTTTCTTGTTTGAACCAAATGACAAGATCACAAGAGATCAGATTAAAAACATTATCAGCGGCGCAATTAATGATCTAGTTGCCAAGCGCGGCATTTACGATTATGTTGTTGTTTGTGATGATACAAATAATACACCAACACGCATAGCTCGTAACGAACTATATGTAGATGTAGCGATCGAACCAATGAAGGATGTTGAATTTATTTACATTCCGATTCGTTTGAAGAACCCAGGTGACATCGCAGCAGGAGTATAATATGGGTAGATATTGGAGCCTGCGGGCTCCAATAGATTCCAAGAAAATTTTGGTAAATACCTATAACAGGAGAATAAAATGGCAATTGCCTCACTAAACAGATTTACAGTCCCGTTAGCAACCAATCAAAGTGCTAGCACACAAGGCTTGTTAATGCCAAAGCTCAAATATCGCTTCCGTGCAATATTTGAAAACTTTGGTGTAAGCACCAATCGCGTAGAACTAACAAAACAAGTTGATAGTATCAGCCGTCCTAACTTGAACATGAATCCGTTCACTATTGATGTATACAACTCCAAGGTGAACTTGGTTGGCAAGCCGACCTGGGAAGCAGTTACAGTTACTCTCAGAGACGATGCCGGTGGTAATGTTAGTAAATTGGTTGGCGAACAAGTTCAGAAGCAGTTTGACTTTGCAGAACAAAGTTCAGCAGCAAGCGGCATTGATTATAAATTTGTTCTCAAGTTTGAGATGCTAGATGGCGGCAATGGTGCAAATCAACCCAACATTTTGGAAACTTGGGAATTGTATGGCGCCTTACTATCATCAGTAAACTATGGTGACATGGCTTATACCGAAAACTCACCTGCTACAATTCAGTTGAGTATTATGTATGATAACGCTGTTCAGAGCCCAATTGGCACTGGTATTGGAACCGCAGTAGGTCGAACACTTGGCACAGTTATCACTGGCGTAAGATAATTTTTTATCGGTGGAAATAAAAGCCCGGCCCAGAACCGGGCTTTTTTTTTGAAATAAATAATAGAAAGTGAATCTATATGCCTAGTATTTTTGATAATTTTTTAAGACAAGTAGTCACCGGCGATAATATCAAAGATTACAAACACGCCAGCAGGTTGTTTGTTGATAACAATTATGAAAGATCGCCCAAATACACATGGCTGTTTCATGTGTATTTTGACCTCAATCCTGAACTTACTAAAGTGAATCAAAGAAATCAAATTGAAGCAGGTATGTTGGTAAAGTCCGCAGATCTGCCAAAATTTAAAATAGATTCGAAAATCTATAACAATTATAACAGACCATCAATAGCACAAACTAAAGTAAGATACGAAGACATCAACATAACCTTTCACGACGATAGTGCCAACCTAGTAAGAAAATTATGGTTTGATTACTACAATTTTTACTATAGAGACGCGGATATAAATTATGGTGATGCCACTGGAGCGTTAAACCCACTTTATCTAAAGAACTACAAACAAACGTTAGGACAAAGAAAATTGCTTAATAACTTTGGCTACACTCCAAGGAGAAATAGCAACATTTCTACACAATACATTCAGGCAATTAGAATATACAGTTTGCATCAAAAAAGATTTAGCGAATACACACTGATCAATCCTATTATTACATCATATAGACATGGCACACATCAGAATGGGCAGGATAGCACTATGGAAAATGTAATGACCATTAGTTATGAAACAGTGTTATATGCTGGTGGTTCAGCAAGTGTTGCTAGAGGATTTGCTGATTTGCATTACGATAGATCACCCAGTCCGTTAACTGTAGCTGGCGGTGGAACAAACAGTATCTTGGGTCCAGGCGGCATCGTGAATGCTTTGGATGAAGTAATCACCGACGGTAGTGACCGCAAATGGGGAAGTTCAGCATTCAAGGCAGTTCGTGCTTATCAGACAAACAAGAATGTTGATTTTAGAAATTTAGCATCTCAAGAATTACTTCAAGGTTTTAATAATGTTTTACGAGGCGGCAATTTGGGTAGCGCACTAAATCAGACTTACATACCTTATCGAGGTGTTGACGCAAATAACGGCACAGGTTTTCAATCTGCTTTGTCGACTCAGGGCACAGCTGGTTCTGGTAGTGTAAACAGTAATGGTTTCAATATTACACAAGGAGCACCAACAGTTACAAATTCAACCAGTGGATTGGTAGGAAACCCTGTTTCACCAGGCAGTATTTCTGGAGTTATTAGTACCGGGGGAACAATAGTTGGCACAAATGTTAACAAGGTTACTAATCTTGCAAAAGGACCAAATAATCAACTTACAGCAACAAGTTCTGGTGCAATTCCGACCAATTCTTTTGCATCACTAATTAATTCTGCAAACGATAGCACGAGAAACAAGGCACTAGCAAATGATCAAAAAGCTTTACAAGAATCATCAAATAGTTCCTCGGCCTTTTTTAATAGTAGGACTTTTAGTCCATCAACAACAAGTTTTAGAACTGGCACCAATGAAGTTGTTTCGTCGGTAGGACCATTATCGCAAACACCGTCTCGCGATTTGCAATTTGCAGCTGATGCAGAAGTAAGTAGTTCCTATACCGCAAGAAACTTATCATCTCCTAATGTACCTTCATTGGATGGAAAAACTTCTACTAATCCCGCACCAACAGCTTAGGAATAAAAAATGTTACAATCTAACAGCAAAATTTTTACTACTTCTATATTTGGCTCAGGCTCAGACAAAAGTATCAGTGAGTTAGTTGAAAAAAATTTAGAAACAGAAGAAAAATATTTAAGCTCTAGTCCAATATCTCACATGGGGACTGTATTACCAACTCTCCCATCAAATCAAAAAATAGCCAAAGATTAAAATTATGGAACAATTAAATTATCCCCAAACCCCTTACCCAACAAATCTTAAAGGCATCAACACCAACGCAGTAAGTCCGCCTAATACAGATAGTTTTTTTAATAATTTTTTTAACTTTCCTGTTGAATTTAGTTCTAATGTAGATGCAGCTATAATAGCTTTTTTTGAGACTGTGACTGATAACAAAGAATCTGCTAGAGCACTGGCCAGTGCTGTGCTATACACAGCACTAAAACAGGGTATAAATCCTATGAGTATATTAGACGAATTTAAAAAATTACCCACCGGCGATTTAAACACATATACAGCATTATTTTTAAACACAGAAAGAGCGGGCACAAGTTTTTTGGGTTTAAAAAATAAACCTGTGCAAAACAAATATGTTACTAGGGCTATATTACCGTAATGCAAAAGTTTGCCAATGGTTTTTATCAAGTCCTTAACTCAGACAAATATATAGGAAAAAAAGTTCCGCACTATAGAAGTTCGTGGGAACACAGCTTCATGCGTTTCTGTGACAACAATCCTGCTGTTATACATTGGGCCAGTGAAGCTGTACATATTCCTTATCGTAATCCTTTTACCAATCGTAACACTATCTATGTACCTGACTTTTTAATAATCTATCAAAACAAAGCTGGTGAGCGTATTGGCGAATTAATAGAAATTAAACCAGGTAAACAAACCACACTAGAAGCAGCAGGCAATAGTCCTAGAGATCAAGCTGCCGCGGTACTCAACATGTACAAATGGCAAGCAGCCAATGCCTGGGCCAAGGATCAAGGCTTACGCTTTAGAGTAGTCACCGAATCGGATATGTTTCATCAAGGCAAACGAGCTCGGTAAATACGAGCATGACCAAAAAACTATCAGAACTTTTTGACCTCCCGGATGTTATATCTACAGATTCAGCTGACAACTCAGAAGCTCTGCAAACTATTGTAGAAAACCGGGAAGCAATAGCCAAAGTTGATGAAGCTATTGACAAGATTGACATAGCATTACCTACAGTAAGAGATCTAGAAGCCAGTGATCAAGAAATGGACGAACTGGCTGATTTAGCCAAAAGCAAGTTTGAAGATCTAATGGATCTGGGTATGAATATGGATCCCCGTTTTGGCGGTGTTGTATTTCAAACTGCTGGCACACTGTTAGGACATGCTATCACCGCCAAAACAGCCAAAATGGACAAGAAGCTGCGCATGGTGCAACTACAGCTACAGAAGGCTAGATTGGATCATCAAATGTCAAAAGATAACCCAGATGATCAACCTATTACCGGGCAAGGAATAGTGTTAGATCGTAACGAGCTGCTGGAACAGATTCTCCAAAAGAACAAAAACAAATAAATACTCTATAAACAGGATTAAACCTATGAAAAGTCTTCACGATTATATAGCCGAACGAAACTCCAACTACTCTTTCAGGATCAAAATTGCCAAACAAAATCCTAAGGATATCATGGAAGAAATCAAAAATGCTCTTGATGCATACCAGCTGGTAGATATTACTGCACCTAAAAGCTTGCCAATACAAGAGCACAGAGAATTCCCAAAATGGGGACCTTGCGAATGCTGGCAGTTTGAAGCCACAGTTGCATACCCAGTGACAAGCCCTCAAATTTATCAATTGTTAAGAGAACGCACCGGTATGCAAGCCGAGTGGGTGTGTGTTTACGGCAAGCAACAGGCCGACGACAATGATGCCTTTGAGGCTTATGGTAAAGATCATACCGGTTCATTGCTGCTAGACAGCGAACTCAAGGATGTGCCAGGCGGTCAAGATCTAGTAGGCGACAAACGCAAAGACAGTTTATTGAAAGAATTGGATCAACAAAGTCCAAAAATGGTCGCATTGGAATCAGACGCAGAACTAGTTTCAACTCGTGCCAAGGAAAGAACTCCTAATGCACAAACAACCAATCAATTGCCACAAGGCACCAAGAGCCCAGTAGGAAGCCAACAAAACAAATTACCACCCGTTAAAGGAAAGAACAAATGAGCAACAATATCTATGATATCCTAAAGAAAATTGAAAGCCTTGAGGCTCCAAAGAAAACCAATCTTACTGAAAGTAAGATGACGACCGTTAAGGAATTGCACAATGAAAGCAAGAAGGAAAAACAGACTCGTAAAGGCACGATTGCTGAAGCAGTTGCGCAAGTCGAAAAACAGTTAAGCGAAAAGTTTCATGGTTATAAAAAAGCCATGAAAGAAGGCAATGTAGAAGAAAGTGGTCTACAAGCATACCTAGGTAAAAAGAAATACGGCGAAACTGGAATGAAGGCATTACAACAAGCTGGCCGTGATGGTGCCAGCAAAGAAAAAATGGCCAAGATTCGTGCCAAACATGATAAAATGGATGAAGCTGTAGGTCAAGAAGGACCAGCAGATCTATTGGCTGCGATTGAACAAGAAATTGCTAGACCTGGCCGCAGTACCGACAACTTGAGAGATGTACTAAATGCAACATTTGGCTCTGACAGATCACCTGAATTTAAAAAAGCTAGAGCAGTGATTGGAAAGTATCTTGACTTAGTTGATAATGCCAGTGTTGGTAGTGAAGAAGATGGTATTGCTCCAATGAGAGGTGGCAATATTGCTCGTCATATCCAACAATATGACCTAACTGATTATCTACAACATGCTGCTGCTATGTTGGATAAAGCAGTTAGTCCAATGAGCGAAGCAAGCGCAGATCAAGAAGGACCAGCAGATCTATTGGCTGCCGTAGAACAAGAAATCAATAACCCAGGGCGAAGTATTGATAATCTATTAGATGTCTTGAATGCTACTTTTGGTAGCGATCGTTCTCCTGAATTTAAAAAAGCTCGTGCTGTAATTGGCAAGTATATTAATCTGGTCGATAATGCAGCAATGGGCAGCGAACAAGATGGCATAGCACCAATGCGTGGTGGCAATATTGCTCGTCATATCCAACAATATGACCTAACTGATTATCTACAACATGCCGCTGCTATGTTAGATAAAGCAGTTAAAGGTCCAATAGGCGAAGCAAGCGCAGATCAAGAAGGACCAGCAGATCTATTGGCTGCGGTTGAACAAGAAATCAATAACCCAGGAAGAACTGTCGACAACCTGACAGATGTCTTGAATGCTACTTTTGGTAGCAATCGATCGCCCGAGTTTAAAAAGGCTAGAGCAGTAATTGGAAAGTATCTTGACTTAGTTGATAATGCCAGTGTTGGTAGTGAACAAGATGGCATAGCACCAATGCGTGGTGGCAATATTGCTCGTCATATCCAACAGTATGACCTAACTGATTATCTACAACATGCTGCTGCTATGTTGGATAAAGCAGTTAAAGGTCCAATGGATGAAGGTGATCAATTGCCTTCTCCACCAGATGAAGTGCATTTACCTAAGAAAGGTAGCAAGCATGGTCCGGTAGATGTTTATCGTAAGAAAACAGACGAAGGTAGTTACAATGAAGACATGCTGAGTCCCAAGCAAAAGAGTTTTGCAGCACTAGCAGAGCCTAAAGATAAAATTACCTACGCTGACAAAATTGCTGGTGCCAAAAAAGGCAAGAAAACTGAAGGTAATAAATTCTCCGGCAATCTAATGAAAGCTAGAGCACAAGGATTAGACAAGGCTGACCTAGACGGCGACGGCGACATGGAAAAAGTCAGTAAAGGTGCCAGCACCATGCGTGAAGGTTGGGAAGAGATGCAAAAGTACCTTGACAAGAAAAAAGGCCCTCAATCCAAAGGTGGTGAAGGCAAGAAGGCAGGTACACGTTACGGTGGTTCAGCACAAAAAGACGATGACGAAGAAACAGACGGCGAAGGTAAGCCAGTAGAAAAGAAAAAAGGTCGTCCCAAGGGCACCGGCGGCGGAGCCAAGTTTAGTTTCAAAAAGCCCAAAGACTAAACAATGAAACGAGGCAAGGTTGACGAGGTAGTAAATCCCGTATCGGCTTTATCAAAGTTGAAGAGTGCCTATCAGACTTACAAGTATGGCACTACCTTGCCTAAAGAAATTGAAGCAATCAAACAGGCCAGGCTCGATACAGAAATAAAAAAAGCCCAATTAAAAGCGGTCAAACAAGGCAAGGCACCTGCAGCAGCCGATGACGCCGCTGCGGCTGTTGATGTAAAACCCAAAGGTATAATAGATAAAGCCAAAGATGCAGTAACATATCCTTTTAGAAACAAGTTAAAAACAGCAGCTGGCACAGCACTTGGAGGCACCGCCCTAGGAACCGGCTATGAATATTTAAAAGATCCTAACGCTCCAATAAGCGACCTTGTGGGTAGAGGAGCAAAAACTGCCGGGGATGTGGCAGGCAAGGCCTTGGGCTGGGCTGCAGAAAAAGGCGGCGAATTTGCCAGAGGTGTGGTTAGAGGATACACCGGAGTTGATCCAGGTAGCGATACAAAACTTGCTGATAAAGATGCACAAGATAAATCACAAGCTGCTATGCCCACAGATGGTATCAAACCATTGCCAACAAAAGGTATAGGTTTTGACGAGCTAAGAGAAACTGATGCGTATACAAAAGTTTTAGGCAAGTATGAACTTTTTCTAAATGAAAACACTATAACTGCCGACGACCTTGCATTTATTCCAGACCCCAATGTAAGAGCTGCTGTCATGGCCAAAATATCTAGGGAATCGGGCGGAAAAAATGTAGGCGAATTCTCTTACAGAAATACATCAAATGATAGAATCAGAGAAAAACTTCCACAACTGAGAAAATACAGTGACGCAGAACTGAATGCGTTAAAACAAAACGACCAAAAGTTTTTTGATACTGCTTATGCAAAATATGGTGGTTATCAATATCGCGGTCGAGGACCAATTCAAATTACCGGTAAAGCCAATTACGCACGATTAGATAGAGATCTAGGACTTAAAGGTGCGTTAGTTAAAGATCCAGATTTAATATTAAAGGATCCTGCAATAGCTAAAGCTGCATCACTACAGTATCTAAAAAATGCTGGTTTAGACAAATATCAGGCCAAAAATTCTAGAGATGCTGCACAAACCGTAATTCAAAAAATTGGTGGCGGTGCCTATGCTCCAGGAACAAAACTAGGAACCAGAGAATTAGCTTCAGTAGAAAAACTAATGCCGGCAGTAGGTGCCGCAGGAGCAGCAGCAATGCCTGCTACAAAGACACCTACCGCAAATAAAACTTCTGATGCTTCCAATATAGAACCAATCGTAGCACAGCCAAAAACAGCGGCCGCAGATGTACCATCCGTACCAACTGGTGCTCCTGGTCAATTTGATTATGAAGCTTTTAGACAAGCAGTCAAACGCGGTGAAGATACTACCGACGATACTAGATTTTTAGTTCCACCAGCCAAAGTTGCTGCTGTGGCAGAAGCATACAATCAATACAAACTGCAAGAGCAGGCAAAAATACCAGGCACAGTTGGTGCCGAATTAGCAAAAACCAGTGGTGGTCAATTTGCAAGTAGAGCAGATAGATTAGATCAAGCCAAGGTTGATTCAGTGCTAGGTGCTGGCAAGTTCAAGGCCGGATCTGCTGAAGCCAACTTGGCACTAGCAAATTATTTTAAACAACAGTCAGGGAACACCGGGCAAGGTGCTAAACCTACAGTGCCGGCGACTCCAGGAAAAACACCTACAACTCCTGAAGTGCCAGCTGTTAGAGGTGCACAAAATCTAACACCATATACCACAGCCGCGGATGTAACCGGCCTTGGGGCCTTAGGCGCAGCCGGAGCCAGCATGGCAGGTCGTATTGCACCCAAGGTAGCCGGTGTTGCCGCTAAAGCCTTACCAGGATTGAATGTGGCCTATCAAGGTGCTGATGCACTACGCAGAGCCAGCATAGGTGATACTACAGGATCAGCCATATCAGCAGCAGGAGCTGTTCCGGTATTAGGAATTCCGGCCATTGCTGCACAAGCAGTAAGAGACAAATATCGTACCGGATCGTTCTTCCCATCGGATGAAGAACTAAAAGCAGCAGTAGACCAAGACAAAGGTGCACAACCACCAGCCCACCCAATGAAAGAAGGAAGTAAAATCATGAACAAAAAACAATTACAGAAAAGAATCAGCCGTCTTGAAGAAACCAAAAAGCAACTGGTTCAAAACTTGCACGAAACTGCACTGCTAAAAGAGCGTTTTGGTGCTGCGGCCAGATTTGCCAACATGCTTCGAGGACTAGGCGGTGGCGCTGAAGCTCTGCCTGCCAGTGTCATGCGTCGTGGTGGTAAGACTTTTGACGCAGTTCCTAGACCACCTGGTTCAACATTTGCTGGCAACGAATTAAAATATGTCAACAGAGCCGATCCCAAAGACATTAGATCATACAGTGATATGAAAAATATTGGTGATAAAAAGCCGGCTGTGTGGCGCAAAGGCGAAGCTCCTCCAGCACCAGCAGCAGCAGTAGGCAAGGCCGATGATGCGGCCGCAGCAGCAGCCAAAGGTGGAAAGCCCTTGAGTCGAACTGCCACAGCAGCACTATCGGCACTGGGCGGCGCAGCAGCTGGATATGGATTAGGGAAACTTGGAGACAAAGATCAAGGCCCTATGCCCGGACCCGATCCAACTCCACAACCTCCAGGACCTGGCCCAGGACCCAAACCACCAAAACCACCCACACCGCCCAAACCTCAACCAGATCGGCCAGGACCAGAACCCTCACCGGTCAAGCCCGCAGTGGACACCAATGTGAATCAAGAATTACCTGACACCTACTGGGACAATCGCGGCAAAGACAAACCAACTACCAAACCGGACGATGTGTCTACAACGCCATCATCATCAGACAACATTGATGTAGATGCTACAGCGGCTAGAGATCGTATTCAGCAGATGGTGAATCGCACCAACGAAAGTTTGGATAGACTAAAACTGCTTGCAGGATTAAAGAAATAAAAATTGATTAAATAGTAAATAGAAACCAAGGAACAAAGATGGATCCAAAATTAATTAGAATGTATAGCGATATACTAAACGAACAGCAAGATTTCGCCACTCAATATGCGATGAGAAATGCACCAACACCGGTAAGAAGCGGTCAAGGGGCAGTACCCGCCACTCAGCCAGCAGCCGCACCAACAGCACCAAATACACAAGTAAGAGGTGCTAGAGGCGGAGCCGGTCAAGTGGTTGCGCCTGGCGCACCAAAACCACTTCCGGGTAATCCAAACGCTCCTGCCTATCAAAAGGATCCAGGACAAAATAAAAAAGTTGGTACCGGAGCAAGTGGATTTCCTGTGCAGTCGAAGACAGGAGCCGGAGGCTTGCCTAGTAAAAAACCACCTGTTGATGCCATGAAAGGCAGTCAAGCTACCGCTGCACAAACGCAAACTAGCAGCTACGGTGGTCAAGACACTAGAACAGCAAATGCGCGAGATCCAAATGCTGCTCCACCCACCCAAGGATTCGCAGGCGGAACTACACCAGCAGCACCTGCTGCGGCCGCACCGTCTGGTCCAGCAGCAGGCACTACAGCAGCACTAGACCAAGCAAAAGCTGGAATAGCCGCAGGTGGAGTCCCTGCAGCAGCACCAACACCCGACTACGATCCGGAAACAGATCCCTCTTTGGCAGCTGGACGAGCAGAGTTAGCAAAAGCAGAACCAGTTAATGTAGCAGCGTCATCGAAAGCAGGTGGTTATGCTCAATCAGCTACAGGCGCAGAAGGCCAAGGCGGCTCACAAGCAGCTATGCCTGCCAGCGGTGTTCCTGTAACAGGCGGCTTTGGCCAATCTACTAATCTTGTGTCAAGAACCCCTGATCAAATTGCAGCAGATAACAAAAAGCCTTTGGGCGGTATGGCAATGGAAGAAGATCTAGAAGAAGAACTAGCTGAAATGATGCGCCTAAGCGGTCTTGCTCTAAATGAAAAAGCAGTTAGTAAACAACAGCAGAAGTTTATGGGCATGGTGCATGCCATGCAAAAAGGCGAAAAGGTCAAAGGTGCTAGCCCAGAATTGAAAAAAGCAGCCAAGGGCATGAGCAAAAGTGATGCACGAGACTTTGCTAAAACCAAACACAAAGGCCTGCCACAAAAGGTCAATGAAGGTATCCACTTGATGTTGGATGAAGATGGCCACACGCTAGAACACATTGTCAACAGATACAAGCACGAAGTTAGACGATTCATCGAAGGCGATTTTATGCCTGAGAATTTGTACGATGCACTATACGACTACTACATGGATCGCGGCGACATGCCATACGGTGTGGCCAAAGCTAGAGAAGGTGATCCATATCAGTGGGTTAGTGAGCGTTTCTACGATGATGTCATGCGTGACCTAGGCAACGGCATGAACGAAACTGCACAACCAGTCATGGACGACACATTGAACGAATTAGCACATCTAGCCGGTCTTACTGAAAGCAAACTAGACGAATGCGGAGACATGGGCATGGATCAACGCGACACTATCAATGTCAGCACCAACATGAGCAGCGATGGCAACAAGAGTGTAAACATCAGTGCCCAAGGCGAAAAAGCCGAAGAACTGTTGGCCATGTTGAAACTGGCAGGCATGGGCGATAAACCTCGTTTTAACACTGATGATGGCGTAGATTTAGATCATCCAGGTGCTATAGAAATTCATGGCACAATGGACGCAGATGGAGCAGAACAATTGGCAAAACAATTGCGTCATGCGTCTATGTCTGAACAAGAAATGATGGATGAAGCAAAGAAAACTAGAGCAACAAAATACAAAAATACTCCTGACGAAGAATATCAAAGCGTGGCAAGTATCACTAGACAAGGCAATGACTTGAATAGAGAAAAGCGTCAATACGCCGACAAGCCCAAGCTAGGCGATAATCCAATGGCTGAAGGAATATCATTGGAAGAACAGTTTGAAGAATTGTATAACAGTGTATTAGTAAAAGAAGCTGATCCGAAGAGACCAAAAGGTGATACTGGACAAGCAGAGATTTACACTGCTGATCTTGGTATTCAGCCTCCTAGTCCTGACGAAGGTCCTGTTGGCAAGGCTCCTGTTGCACCCAAACAACCAGCTGCACCAAAAGCACCTGTAGCCGTGCCAGGAATCAAGCGATGAAAACTCTAAGAGAATACATTGAACAAGTAGAAGAATCATTCAATGATCCTGCTGTGGGCGATTATTTTGATTTAGAAATTGCCAGAGACGAAACCTTAATTGAAACTTATGTTGTTGATGTAATGGAAGATGGTATTGTAATCGAAGCAGACGACACAATGATGGAGATTTTAAGACAAGT